TGTTGCAGCCGAGTTGCCGAACGCGTTTTGACCAATAAGGTTTGGCGCGCCAACGTATGGGAATACTGGTTGGCCCGTTGACGTGGTGAGCATGCCCAACTTGGCCCATGTGATCGGGCTAACGAAGTAGTGGGTTGGCAGGTAGTTGCTGCTGTTGCTGATTTGGTATGCAGCGCCGTAGATCGCTTCAATGAAGTCGGCTGGCGATGACAAGTCAACAACGGTTTCGGTTTGTGTTACACCGCTAACCATGGTGTCAACTGCGTAGTTGTCCGTGGCCTGTCCGTAGGCGATAGCCAACTGATTGATGACGATGTTGAGCGAATTTGGGTCTGTCCAGTCGAGGTCTTGTTCCGACAAAGTGACGTACGTTCCAAAAGTCAATTTGGAAATGTCGTTGTTTGTAACGGTGACGGTTGATGGGTCAAGCGCGGTCAACTGGCCTGTTGGCTGCTGGGTGACTACTGGGCGTGTCCCAATTTTTGGACGACGGAAAGTAGCGCCACTCTGTGGCATTGCGCGTGTGCCGATTGCCGACACGAAAGGCCTCACAGGGTTTAGCGAGTCGTACACGCTGCCGGTGATGATTTCTGGCAAAATGCCCGGGGTGCTTTCGGTGTTAATGTCCGGTGCAACGCCCGGTGCAGCTTGCACCATTGCGCTGTTGATGTTTGCGTTTAGTTGTGCAAAGTCTGCACCACCGCGCACAAATGAAGCGATGTATTCGCTAGGTGATGGCAAGCGCAACTTGCGGGCCTGTGCGTAAATCGGTTGCACGGCTGACGCTTCGATTACTGCTGGTGCTTCAATTTCGTTTGACATTTCGGTTACTTCCTTTTCTTGGTCTTGTTCTTTATTTAACTCTACTTCGGGTTCGTTTTGGTGGATACTGGCAGCTACGCGTTCTACCTTGGCTGCCTCAAATGCGCCATAGGGCAAAAGCGACAATTCCTGCCAATTTGCTTTGCTAACAATCATGGTTCCGGCTTCGTCAAAACTAAATTCGACTGGTTCCACGCCTACCGAAAGGCTGTCTAAAACGCCGTCCATTGCTAGTTGCAAACTTTCGTTGCCTAAAACTGTTTCGCTAATTTTGGCCTCAAACATTACAAAATTGCCAACTTCGGTTCGTTCGTTGACTATGCCGATCGGCTGGGTGCTGTCATGGTAAAGGTACATTTTTGGCTTTTTGCCTTCAAGCGGTAGCGAGCCGGGCAAAAACCTAACCACTTGGCCGTCAGAAACTACAGCGTCAACGTTGTATTCGAGTGCGACGCCAGCAAGGGTGCGACGTGGCAGCGCGTCACCTTTTGCGGCGTCTAAATTTAATTCTTGTGGGGTCAACCTAAGCATTGCTTTGCCTCATTTCCTCGGGCGTTTCCTCGACGTAAACCTCGGTGTTGTATTCGTTTGCTAAATAACTTTCAATGTCAAACATAACACCGGTGCCACGCGGTAGGACGTTATCCGCGCTAAGTGTTTCTTGTATGCAATCTATGTACGGTTTTACGCCGAACGTGTAAAGGTCGCGCGACGCTTCGCTACTTGAAACGTAACTGTAATTTCCAATGCTTACGGAAACGAGGTACGCGGGGACGTTTGCGAGCCTTGCGATCTCTTTCGACTGGTATTCTGCCGCGTCAATTAAAAGCATTTTGTCGGGTGTTGCGGTGTTTGGGATTACCTCTACAAATTCGTTTACCGCGCACGTCGCTGAATTTAAACGCGCGTGATCGTAGGCCGCGGCCATGTCGCTAAGTTCTTGCGCGCTCATGGGTTCGCCACCAACCTGTCGCAAAGTCGTGGCTGGCATGGTTGAAAGGCTGTTGCGGTTACGGGCCTGCTCTAACTTAAGCGCGGTGTTAATTGACGTATAACCGGTGTAAATCAAACCTTGTACCGGTGACATAAATTGGATTACGTCTTTGTAGTCAATTGGTAAACCGTTAAACAAAATTTGTTTTGACGGGCCGAACCTGACCGATGATTGCTGATCTTGCAAGGTAATCATTGCAGCTGGTAAACGCGTAAAATTCATTGGGTAGCCGTCGGCGCTACGTTCTGTAACAAACCAGTAGGCCGAACCGTAAAACAGCAAGTCGTCAAAAGTCCACGAAAGTATAAAGTTATTTGTTACGCCTTTGTCAATGCGACGCAACCAACTACGCGGCGCTTCGGGTACGCGTTCCATTTCGTCGCCGTTCCACATTTCTTTATACATAACCAACGGCAAACAACCAATGACGCTTGCCATGAGATCGCGCGCACGGCTTAACGTTGGTACTTGCATGAAACGGGCGCGTTGATCGCCCTCGACATAGGCATAAAAATTGTTAATTTGCGACGCGCCAGCATTGCCACCGGCAGCGGCTTTAACGGTTTTTGCTGGTTCGGGTTTATTAGTAAAAATGCCCATGTTTTTATTGTGTCACAATCTGCTGGGTTTTGGTGGCACTAGCCAGCGCCGACAATCCCCGACGGAAAGCGAGCCAACTAGTGCCGTTTCAACTTTACTGTAAACCGCTAACAATTACGGGTTTGCCGATTAGTTGTGGACGCGACGCTAAAGCTGCTGCCCAAATCATGCAACGGCATGCTTCAATAGGCCCGGGTGATCGAGTGCTAGATACCGCAACGCTGCCTTGGTGTTTGATTAAAACGGCACGGTTTACATGACTGTTTAACAAGTTTTCGTTGTTGTGGGTTATGCGATTTTCTAAAATCATAGCCCTAACGGCGCTAGTCCATTTCAACAATTCTTTGTAGCCAACTATTGTGCGTCGGCGTTCGTGTTGTGGCGGGCAATGGTTTTCTAACGCTGGCACTATGGCAAGCCGTAGGTTTGGGTTTAACGCTATTTCGGTTTCTACTTTTGCCCATAGTTCGGCAATAGTTCGCGCAACAAACGCTATTTTTACATGGGTTTTGTTGCCTACTTGTACGGCGCGCACCGCTGTATAGGTACTTTCGTCTACGGCTATTTCAATTGCTAACACCCCGCCCGGTGGCGCTGGTTGGTCGGTTGCTAACGCTTCGAATACGCCCGGTTCTAACCATGCGGTTGTGTGGGCCTGCCATAGGTTTACCGACGCACGTAAAAACGCTATTCGGTTGGGGCTTTCGGCTTCGGAATGAATTGTTTTTAGGTCAAGTGTGTGCCCTAGCGCTGGGTTGGCGTAAGCCCATGCTTCGGGTGTCATTGGGTCAATTGGTGGCGGGCTGTATTCGGCAAAGTAAAGGCTCGTTTGTTCGCCGCTGTCAATTGCGCGCAAACCCTGATCGCGCCAGCGAAGCATGGCCGTACTTTCTTGCGTCCCCGCTGTTGACGTCATAAGAAAACTAGGGTTTTTCTTTGCGCGTTGGCTAGGTAGTAAACCTTCGTCAATTGCGGCTTGGCTAATGTCAAACACTTCGTCGGCAATGATGAGATCACATGAGTAACCGTGACCAGCTGCAGGGGTGGCTGCTCGAACGTGCCACGTTGACCCGTCGGGCATTATCAGTTTTTGGCGGCCATAAGACCAACTAATTTCGGCACCGAAACGATCTTTTAAAATTGGGGCGAGGTACGCAAAGAAAGCGGTTGCAAGGTCAAGTTTGTGCGCGGTACTAATCACCGTTACGGGCTTGCCTCTTTCCTTGCCTTGGGTTGCTAGAAACCAGCCAAGGTAAGCGGCGTTCATAGTTGTCTTACCATTTTGGCGCGCAACCGAAACCAAGTTAACCCGGTGCAACCAATCCCCGTTTGCTTCTTTTGCCGTAATTCCATGCAAAACATGTAGTTGCCATGGCATTAAGTCCACGCCCAACACCTCATTAGCAAAGTACCCAATCTCGGTTGCAGCCGATTGGTAACCGCTGTGAGTGGTCGTTTCTAGTCTTGGCTGGTTGTGGCCAGTTAGGGCCAGTCCGTCGTTATTGGGGAATATACGAAATATGTCTTGCGGGGGCTTCGTCTGTTCGTGTAAAAAAACGCTGTCAGTGTTTTGTTCGTTAAACCCTTGTGGGTGTTGGGTTTTGTGGCGTTCGCGTTGTGTCTTTACTTGCTGGCCGCGTCGAGCGTTGCAGGGCTTACATGCTGGCACGAGGTTGTCCATACTGTTGCCGCCGCCTTCAATGATTGAAAGCACATGGTCGGCTTCGGTTGCGACGTTGATACCGCACCAATGGCACGGCGGGTTGTCTGCTAACAAACGCGCACGGTTTTTCTTAAACTCTGTTTTGTTTCGTGTCTGACTGTTTAGGTTCGTGGCCATGCTCACGCGCCTACGGCTTGTGCTAGCGCGGCGCTTGCGCGCCTTGCTGTTGGTTGGTGTTTGTTACTAATCATGTCGGGCTAATCCTTTGTGCATTGTTTGTTATGTGTATGTCAATGCTTACACCATGTAAAGCCTAATGCGCTAAAGCCCCACCCACGGGGTTGCCCTAACCCGTACCCTCAAACACGCTTATTGGCTGATTAT